TTTGATAATTATCAAATTCATACTGTACAATTAATGCCACGTTTGTGTTTTTTTTGAATACATATTCTCTCATTTTATTTTCTCCGTTTTTTTGTTTTTAATTGAGCGTTTAATTTAATCGTCTAAAATTGCTATTTCGTTTTCTAAATTGGCTATATATTGCGCTTGTGATTTTAGTTCGAGAGCTAGCCGGATCGAACGCAGCCACTCGTGTGGAGAAATGTTCCAGGTTTTACAGTCTGTTTCGTCGGACCTCATTAACGTTGACTCCTCTAGGTCAGCGATTGTGTTATCGTTATAGCACGCGGCTGTAAAACTATTGTCGTTGAAATGTTCTAATAATAAAATTTTTTCTTCTGCATCTGCCAGTTCTAATTTTAATTGTTTTAATTTTTCTGCTCTTAATGGGTTCATTTTGTTATCTCCGTGTTTTTAATTTTAATTCCATAAAGTTTTTATTTCGTCCGCAATCGAATAAGGTTTTAATTCTTCATTTACTTTTTCTAATTCTTGGGTGCGCGAATGAAACTCTGCTCGGTAATAACTGTGTGCGGAATCGCCGTCTTTATTAATTTCAAAATCTTCGGTTTTTTCAATTAACAGGTCGATTTGCTCTAGCGTGTGGATAAGATTTAGTAAAATCCATCTTTTTTGGCCTAAATAATCTTGTTGGTCTATACAGTCAATAACCTGTAAATTTATCAATTTATTTTGGTAATTTGAAAAATCACCTATTTTTGTTCCGACTGTGCGGACGTTATCTAGATAAATGCCGTATTCTAATTGATTGTTAAAAGTTTTCATTTTGTTATCTCGTTTTGTTGTTTTTAATTTTACAGTGTTGTTACGTTTTGTTGTACGTTAATCGCGTACCCCGCCTCTTTTATCAAATTGATTTTGTCTTGAGTCAGAGTTTTTGTGCCGGCCAGTTTTGCAAAAAATTCTGATTCTGGGCAGGCCGGATAAACTTTTTGTTCGCCGTAAACATTTTTGACTTGTACTGTTATTGTTCTCATTTTTGGTTCTCTCTCTGTTTTAATAATTCAGTAGGGTACGGTTATGCACGTGTCGCGATGTTAAAATGTTACGGTTGCGCCAAGTAACAGCGCACCATGTTGATCAGTTTCCCCCATTTCACGTTTAAGATTTCATCTTCCAGATTTTTGATATATTTTTCCAGTAATTTTGTTTCCAGCGCCAACAGGACAGATTGAGTCCACTCAGCAGCCGAAATTTTCCACGTTTTGCAGTCGGTTTTATCGGCGCTCGTTACGCTCAGTTCTGCCAGTTCCGAAATTGAGTTATCGTTATAGCAGGCCGCAGTAAACGAGTTGTCTGTAAATCGTGGTAATTCTAAAATTTGTTGTTCCGCAGAGGCTAATTCTAATTTTAATTGTTCTGTTCGTAATTTGCTCATTTTGTTATCTCCGTTGTTTTTTGTTTTTCTCGGCCCTCTCTGAGCTGATACAGACAGTATAGACGAGGCAGCGTTGCCTCGTCAAGCGTTATTTTAATTATTTTTGGCCGTATTAAAGTTTTTGGATATATAGATTGGTTTATTTTCATTTCAGGCTGTTTTTAACGATATAAAATTGAGATAGGTGCGTTATGACCTATTTTGTACGGGCGCTGAACCTATTTAACGCAGACGACAGTAAGCAAAAAATTGTGGTATAGAGCGCGTTTTTTCTCTTACGCGCGTCTATAAACAACTATTTTACCTTTTTAGCCATGAGCCACCCGTGCGCCAATTGACTATTGGTAAAATAAATCTTTTAATGCTGATAACTTATCAACTATAAGAGATGCTATCGTGAGTCCCGCCAAAACCGCTTTTCTCGCCGCCGAACGCACCCGTTATAAAAGATTTATGCCAAAATTTTGTGTTGAATTTATCGACCGAGCGGCCAAATTGCGTGCAGACGGTGCGACTATAGCAATGATCTCTGCGGAATTAGGCGTGTCGGTATCAGCGGTAAAACGCTGGAAATCGCCGGTGTCTAAATATTTTAACGCTGATTTTGCTATTGCGTGGCGCATTGCTGACGCGCCGTTTATTGCCAAATACGAAAAAATCGGCATCAGCGAACTGAGCAAACCGACCGAATATTTCAACGCCGTTCTTTACTCGATGTTTATGCGAAATAACGGCGATTGGACCGAACACCGTAAATTAAATCTCGTCAAATTAGCTAATGCCAGAACGTTTATTGAGCAAAAAACTGAACTGGGTAAATTGGTCAAAGGCACGCAAATTACCGCTCACGAATTAAATTATCTGACAAAAACAGTAAGTGATCTGGAAAAGTTGGAGCAGATTGAGAAGTTGCAAAAAGAAATCGACGAATTAAAACTATTAATTAAATCAGGCGGAAATCATGAAGCTTACTCCAGCGATAAAAGCGGCTCGTAAAAAACCCGGCTCGAACGTTGGGAAATATCCACGGACAATTACGTTTGCCGGTCCTAGCGGTGGTGCGCCCGCTGGCAGTTTTCCGATTAATACTAAAAAACGCGGCGAATCAGCGTTAAAGCTGGCTCATAACGCACCGCACCCTGCAGGGATTAAAGCGGCTGTTACGCGCAAATACCCGTCGTTGGGCAAATCCACGTCTAAATCAACCAAAAGGTAATAAAATGGCTAAATCATCTAAAATGGACGGCATCCGTATGAACAGTCCTAAAACTGGGCTTACTTCTCCGGCTGCTCTGGCTCAGTCAGTGAAAGGGTCGATCACCGCAAACACCCAAGTTTACCATAAAGGTGCTTACGCTGGTCAGTTACCACCAAAAAATGTAGTTGAGAAAATCAAAGAGTAAAAATGCTCGGTTTAAAACACGCCGTCCGTTCGTTAAGAGCGCAACTTTACACTCCGGTCGATATCACGTTTGAGTGTGATTCGGAGTTTAACGCGCGGGTTAAAATAAACGGCCAGTGGCGTGAGTATAAACCTGAGCCTACGTTATTAGAACTGCACAAAACGCTAAAAGATTATAGCGTAGTCAATGCTATGGGTCCCTACGGGTCCGGTAAATCAACTGCGATTAACTGGCAGGCACTGTTTTGCGCTACTCAGATGATGCCGCCGTGTAAAGACGGCGTTCGAAGATCAAAGGTCGCATTTATACGCGGTACTTACGATGAGTTGAAGCAGACCACCTACGATTTATGGATGTCGTGGTTCGGCGGGTTATCAAATGTCAAATCAACATTAAAACCGCTGGAATATACGTCAACATTTTACGATAAGCACGGAAAAATCGAGATTAAAATCGTTTTCTTGGCTCTTGATAAAATTATGCAGTACAAAAAGTTGCGTTCAAGTAACTTTACCTTTGCGTATATAAATGAAGCGTCCGAATCGCCCGAAGGTATTATATTTCAAGTTCTTGCCCGAACTGGCCGTTATCCCAGCATGGATTTATTGGACGTAGACAAAGTGACAAAATGGTTCGAGCGTCCGATTCTGTTAGATGACCACTGGCAGACGACACGGGTTCCTTATTGGTCGGGCGTTATTTGTGACACTAACCCGCCAGAAGTTGATTCAGAACTCTATAAGATTTTCGAAGTGCAGAAACCGCGCGGATATAAGCTCTTTAAGCAGCCCGCCGGACTGTTAAAAACAAAACTCGGCTGGGCGGTTAACCCTGATGCCGAGAATCTAAAACGGTTAGGGATGGATTATTACTCCAAGCAAAGCGCGGGCGCGACCGAAGAGTTCGTTAATGTTTTTTGTTGCGGGAATTACGGCTCAATTAAAGCTGGCAAACTGGTTTACGAAAATTACAACGATAATATTCACGCCGTCGAAAATCTAGAGATTGTGCCTAATGTGCCGTTGCGAATTGCGTTTGATACGTGGTTTCAACCGGCGTGTATTATCAGCCAATATGTCACCGAACAAGTGCGCGTTCTCGCCGCACTGTACGAGCCTGACTGTTCAGTACAGACGTTCGTTAACGATATTACGCTGCCGTTTATTGTAAAAAATTTCCAAGGTTTGCCCATTTATTCAGTCGTGTTTGATCCTGCGGGAATGGCCGGCCATGAAATCCCCGGCGCTACTTCGGATTATCAGATTATTTTAAACGCGTTCAAACCGTTTTCACCGTCTTTAATTGCGCCCGCATTAAGTAACGCAATTAAACCGCGCATTAATGCTGTCGAGCATTTATTAAAAACTATCACCCGCGCTCAGCCCGCAATTGTGATGGACAAAGCACACGCTGATTTATTACGGCAGGGATTTTTAAAGCACTATACGTGGCGGGAAACAAAAACGACCCGTGAATTAATACGTGAGCCAAAAAAGAATAAATATTCTCATTGTCAGGACGCGATGCAGTACGAAGCGATGCAGATTGTCGGACTGATCGATTATGAAAAAGAAAAACCCGGCACATATTTAGCACCGATTCCGCAAATGGCGACCCACGGCTACGGAGATTATTATGCAAGATAATACCGTCGTCGATATCACTAAATATCAACAAAAAAATGATTTATACGCCTATACAGGCAAAAAAGTTTCTGGGGAAAAACAGGCCGAAATTCTGGATGAAGTGAAAAAAAACAAATCTCGCTGGTGGAACGCCTTCAACTTAAATATCGCGACTTTCCGTCAGGACAAACTGTTTTATACGGGTCAAAGTATGTGGCCGGATCAAGGCACAAAATACCGAAATCTCGGAAAAATCCCCTATACATTTAATTTATTGAAGCCCATTGTGCGCCAGTTGCAAGGGGAAATTTCTTCGATGCAACCGTCGATCACTTTATCATCACAGAATTTCGAAAAAACCGATCCTTCAATGGTTGTATTGATGACGGACTTCTTGCGCGGTGAAATGTATCACGCAAAAGCGGCAGATGCGTATAACGAATGTTTTATTAATCAGTGTGTGGGCGGATGGGGCGTTTTAGAACTCAGCACGGATTATGTGGATGAATTTTCGTTTGATCAAGAAGTTAATGTTACCAGCAGCCCTGATCCCTTATTAGTGGGCTTTGATCCCTCAGCTAAATTAAAAACAAAGGCCGATGGGACTTTCCAGTATAAAGATTATTTCATGGACAAAGAGGACTTTAAGGCGACTTATCACCGTGATCCACCTGCAAATGCGCAGATGCTCGGCGGCCAATGGGAATTTATTCCGTTGTTTGATTCTGATCAAGTGATTATCACTGATTACTACCGCATGGAATATAAAACAAAAATGTTAGTGCAGTTAACTAATAATGAAAATTATTCTGTTCCTGTTTTAGAAAAAGATGTGCCAGTTGCGCAAGAGCATTATATGCAGTTGATGACGCAGCAGGGCATGATGGCCGATCAAATTCCGCCGTTAGTCATCGCTAATAAACGGCGCACTAAAATAGGCACAATACACTGCTATAAATGCGTGTGGGACGCGGTGTTAGAGCATAAAATCTGGCCGGCAAAATATTTTCCGTTTGTTTTTGTTGACGCGAACAGCACCACACAGGACGGCAGACAATTAACGGAATCGTTTATTCGTGCCGCACGCGACGCACAGACAAGTTATAACTATACCATGTCAGAAATCTATAACGGATTAGCGCGGTGTCGCCGTGAACAGGTATGGCTGACGCGCACAATGGCAAAAGGCCATGAAGAATTTTTAAGAAATCCAGACAGACAACAAAGCCACTGTGAATTTAATTTCGACCCGCAAGTTCCACAAGGTCCGATTTTCCGACCGCCAGAAGAATTGCCGCAGACGTTATTCATGGCCGCGCAGAACGCTAAACAGGGCGTTTATGACGCTTTAGGAATGATGCCCGTTGCAGGCAGTGAATTACCGAACAATATTGCGTCTGCGACTGTGGGGCGCATTATCACTCAAGGCAATTTAACGTTTGCCAAATTATTAAATAATTTATTTGACGGGATGCAACAGGTCGGCGAAGTGTTTTTAGATTTAGTGCCAAAAATTTATGATGTTGAGCGAATTATTAATGTGGTCGATGCCACGGGCGCAGGACGGCCAGAAACAATTAATACTCAGCAGAACGGGCAGCCTAAAAATATGCTGGAAAATTTATTATTCCATTTACAAGTTAAACCTATCGCGGCGTTTGCGATTCAACAGCAGGAACTCCGTCAAAATCTGATGCAGATTGCGACGCTGAACCCTGCAAATCCAGCGTTAATGTCGGATTTAATAGCGTCAACGTTAGACACGCCGATCGCCCCTTTATTAGTGGCACGATTAAAAACGCTGATACCGCCGAATGTTACCTTGATGGAAAAAGGCGAGCCTGTGCCTCCCGCTCCTCCGCCGCCACAGATTCAATTAATTCAAGCGCAAATTAATAAACTCCACACGGCGAGCGAACTCGATCAGGCGAAAGCTCAGGCGGCACAGAGTAAAGCGACACAGCAAAATCAGCAGCTCCAACAAAAGAACGCGCAGGACGCGGCGAATTATCAACTGGAAGAAAAGAAATTAATTTTTGCGAACAACGAACTGGCGCAAAAAAGCCAGAAAGCGATTTTAGACAATGAGACAGAACTGCACAAAGCACAGCTCGATCACGATGCGAAAGTGATTCCGGCTCTAATGCAAAAAAACGAACCGCCCGTTAATGCGCGGTAAAGAATTTCGTGGCACAGCGCACGTTAAACGCTGTCACGTTGGCACAACGTTAAAGGGCGACCGTCATACGCGGCACGTATGTTTTCGTAATTACACGTAACGTAAATTTTTGGAGAATTAATAATGACTAACGAACACATTGAAAATAATGCACCTGTGGCTGACATTGCGCCTGACGTTGCGCCAGATACCAATCTGGAAAGTGAAGCGGCTCTTGAAGCAGTTAAAGCCGATACAGAAGATGAAAGCAGTGAAAATGAAAACTCACCGTTCACCCCTGAGCAACAAAAATATGTGGGTAAATTATTGTCCGAACAACGTAAACGCTTAAAAGCAGAAGTGTTGCCGAAAATTGAACCGGTGGCTGCTCCGCAAGTGGAAAGCGGCATGATTTACGATTCTGAAATTGATCAGGTCGTGCCGATTGACAGTTATGCGGGTCAACAGGCCGAGTACCGACGGTTGGCAGAAGCTAAAAAAGCCAGAGATGCGCAGGGATCACTTGCGGCGCGTCATAAAGCGGAAGAAGCGGAGCTGACTGAAAAGTTAAAAGACGGGTACGACAAATTTGACAATTATCGTGAGTCATTAGAAATATTTTCCGCGCACGCGACCCCTGAAACATGTGATGCGCTTTTTGTAGCAAAGCATCCCGATGCAGTGATTGCGTATTTGGCCGATAAAAAAGGCGAAATACAACGAATTGGCCGATTGTCACGCGGCGAACAAGCGCGTGAGATTTATCGGATCGAAGACACATTGTCACCGCGCAAAAAAATGGTTTCCACTGCGCCAGCACCGATGACTAAAACTAAAAGTGGAGCGGGCGCGAAAGTGTCCAATGATGAAATGACTATGGCTCAACTTAAAGACTTCTATGAGAAGAAGTATAACCCGAGGTAAATTTTATGAGTATTAATACATTTGACCTAAGTTCTCTTGTCGCACCGCGAGCAGTCGCGATCTTGGCATCAATGAATTCTTTGGTTCGATTAGGCAACCGTGGAAATTCACAAATGTTCGTGGCGAAAGATTATGCGCCGGGCGACACTATCAATCTGCGTGAAGATAACTTTTTTGTCGGTTCACGTGGTGACACAGTGACCGCAGAGGACATTGTTGAATCAACAGTGCCTTTGACTATTCAACCGTTGTTTAACGTGACCGTTAATTATAAATCGTCTGATTTACAACGTGATATCGTGTCTTTCACCTCAGAAATTATCGAACCTGCCGTAAGACGTTTATCTACAATGATAAATGATTCGATTTATAATGCGGCACTTACTCAGTTGGCGCATTACACAGGTGATATTACCGCTCCTCTGAACACGTTTCAGAGCGTGTCAGGCATTAATCCAGTAATGACCACATTGGATATGAATAAATACGGTCGTAATCTAGCAATCGACCCTTATAATTTTAATCAGTTAGTTGGGAGCAGCGATCTGCGTAACAGCTTCTTACCGAGCCTGAATGAAAAAATCACTATTGATGCAACATTAGGTCGATTGGCCGGTTTTGAAATATTCCAAGATACCTCCATTGCACCGATGGTCACCGGCACTCATGACGCTGCTGGTGCAGTGACCGTCACTACTTTAGTGACCTCTGGCAGTTTAATTACTCTGGGCGGCTTTAATCCGGGCGCGACTTTCGTTGCAGGGGATTTATTTACTGTGCTTGGCTCGTATGAATGGGCAGCTGTCAGCCAGCGTCAAATCACTCAACAAAAGCAGTTGGTTGTCACTGCCCCGGCAGTAGCAGATATCACAGGCGCAGTGACGTTGTCAGTCTTCCCCGCTATCATCACTACTGGTCCAAAAACTAATGTGTTTACGCCCGGCACTAGCCCTAATCAGATTCCTGCCGGTGCAGTCGTGCTTTTTGAAACCAACTTTACTTCTGGTTATCTGAACCAGCTGGCGTTCACTGATCGCGGCCTTCAATTGGCACTGCCTCCTATGCTGCCTTTGCACACAGCGACTTCATTTGTTTCCACAGATCCGGCCACAGGCATTTCGTTGACCGTTTCTCAACAAGCCGATATTTATGCAAACGTGAATACGTTGCGTATCAGCGGACAGATGGGGGTCACATGGCTTCAGAACCAGTGTGTTCGCGTATTGACTAATACAGGCGCGTAAAGTAAACGGGCGCAGAAATGCGCCCTTTAAGGGGATTTGTATGCGTTATTTATACGGGGCAGATAATGCCCGCATTTTGATTGATGAGCATGAAACCGCCGCGCGGCTTCAAACCGGCGAATGGTTTTTATCTCCATCGGATGTAAATAAACCCCAAGTACTTACTGAAGTACCCCAAGTACTTGCCATCCAAGATGCAGAACCATTTTCAAAACCAAAAACTATAAAGTTAGTCAAAAAGAAGTAAAAAATGGCACTTTTAACTTATACGGTTATGGATGTAAATTTGATTATTAGAATGGCATTAAGCACCATTCGAGCGGAAAGCGTTTATCAGTCCGAAAATATGGACGCGCGGGAATTTATTCTCGAATGGTTGAATGATATTTTATATTTAATCAATACAGCCGGGGAATATGTGCCTTTTTATCAGGCACTCACGTTTAATTTAATCGCCGCCCAACAAACGTATACTCTCGGAACTGATCCGGCTTCTTCAGTGGTATTGGCTCAGCCGATTGATACCATTGATTATATCAATATTTATCAAAGTAGTTATAGTTATGCGGTTGATATATTAGATAATTTTGGATGGTACGGAACGACACGCTTAACATCCACCTCTGGCCGACCAATACAGGTATGGCCGAATTATTCCCAAAATAGTATTCAGTTAAATTTTTATCCTATTCCGGATCAAGCTTATCAATGTAATGTACTTTACAAAAATAGCGTTCAGCCAGTGACTTATCAAACGCAAATTGCGATGCCGCCTCAATACAGAGCCTTTTTATATTATTGGCTCGCAAAACGAGCGAATGCGCAAGGCGGCTATGGCACATGGACGCCTCAGTTAGAAGCTGAGTTTGTAAAAATGGATACCACTTTAAAAAGCGCGGTTGAAACAGATTATCGCATCCGTTCTGCGCCCCCTTATCCGTCAGGACTCTGGTTCTATACCGGAAATATAGGAGTCGCCCGCTGATGCAGAACGTAAAAGAAACACGGGTCAGTTTACCGCTCGCCGGTTCTACTGGCGGTTATATCGGCCAGCAGGTCGATCCGGCGCGTACTATTAACATGTATAACTCCACGATTAACGGCCAACAGACACCTGCGCTTATTGCGTTTCCCGGGAGTTCTTTAGAGTTCACGAACCCAACGGGCGACCAGGCACGTAATACTTTTCAAACAGGCAATCTTTTATTTGCAGTTTTCAGCGATCAGCTCGTAGTGTATAACACGGATTTATTGAGCAGCACTTCCTTTACAATTAATACTGTAGTTGGGGTTGCGAATTTTTCCGGTACAAATTCACAGCAGGTCATTCTGGTCGACGGTGTGGACGGCTGGGTCTATGATTTTTCTGGTGTGCCGACATTTACACAAATTAGTGACAGCACATTCACATCTTTTAATAATCCGCTGGATGTCGCGTATTTAGACGGGCATATTTTTGTGGTGTTCGGGAGCGGCAACACGTGGTTATTGTCGAATTTTGAAGATGCCGCCACCTATCAGCCACTTAATGAGGCGCACATCACTGCCGCGCCCAACCAGTTTTTAACTGGGGTTCGCGTCTCGAGCAGCCGTGTCTATTTTTTCGGCACGTCGATTTCCGAGGTCTGGTATCCAACTGAAGTGGCAAGCACGTTTCCGTTTAAACGCGATTCAAACGCCACGATTTCTATGGGGTGCGCGTCAAACCGTTCTATTGCCGTCGGGGCGATTCAGGTCAAATCTTTATACCGTATTTTTCCCGATATCGAGAACGCAGTTATCTGGCTCGGCCAGTGGCCGCAGGGATCGCCGAAAGTAATGATGGCCTCAATGGGAACGAGCAACACTATCAGCGATTTCGCGACTGAATATAAAATCCAAAAAATGGCCGTGGTGAATGATGCGGTAGGCACATTAATAACCATTAACGGCCATACATTTTATATTTTGACGTTTCCGACCGAGAACCTGTCTCTTTTATATGATTTTGATATGAAAGAATGGACAGAGCTGCAGATGCTGGATAAATCATATTACTTTGTGAGCTGTCACGCCATGTTTAATAATAAGCATTACGTGGGCAGCCTGAAAACAGCGACTTTGTCCGAAATGCGCGATGAATATTCTTCAAACAACGGGGAGGCGATCCACTGTGTGCGCACGACCTCTATTTTTAATCTGCCGAGCTATGAAAGGCTCTCTATTCCGCGCTTCGAGGTAGAAATGCGTGCGGGAACCGGCAATAAAACCACCACGCCGATAAATTCGGCTGAATACAGCGATTTTAATATCGATCCACAGATTTATCTGAGCCACAGCGAAGACGGCGGTTACCATTTCAGCCAGCAGCGACCTTTGTCCACTGGCGCGGTCGGACAGCCGCAATGGAAAGTGTTCTGGCAGGGGTTTCCTGTGTCACCGAGGCACGTTTTCCGGCTGGAGACATTTAATGCGACGAAGACAGTTTTTATGAACGCTTTCGCCCAAATTCAGAACATGGGGTATTAAGATGAGTTATCAGCTTCTCGCGCCGCCGCCGTTGAACAACCAGATAACCTCTGATGAAAAGGTGAGCGTTCCATATCAAAAATATTTTACCAATATTAACGCGGCCATTTCGGCCACTTTATCACCGACTAACTTTACCAGTTCTATAACTGGCGTAGTCGCGACCGGGCCGGTCTTAATGTTTCCGGACTATGCCACTACCGAAATTGACTCAATGACACCGGCTGACGGCGCGGCGGTCTATGACAGTACTTTAAATGTGTTCAAAATCCGGCAGGCCGGAGTTTGGAAGGAGATAGCAACTGTATGATGAATCCAAATGTGGGCAGAGCAATTCAGGCCGCAGGCAATGGCATCGGTCGGGGGTTAGCGGGCGACAGCAACGGCGGCGCATATGGCGGCGCATATGGCGGCGCAAAAAACGCTGTTCAGAACGCGACGAACCAAGCAGTGAACGCGACGCAAAAAGGCGCGGCTTTATTTAATCCTTATATCGCCAATGGTAATCAGGCGGCGGGCGGCCTTCAGCAGATGGAGGGTCAGTTCTCTGATCCTGTTGACGCTTTCAACAACTGGTCGAAGAACTATTCGATGTCGCCGGGCGCACAGTTCAAGCTAAAGAACGGACTTGACGCGGTGCAGAACCAGATGGCGCAAGAGGGGCTGAGCGGCTCGGGGCATGAGGCCGAGGCACTGACTAACTATTCTCAGGGCGTTATTAACGAAGACATGAACCATCAGTGGAACAATGTGCTGCAGGGCGGACGGCTCGGTCTTGCCGCCGGAAATGAGCTTTATGGACAAGGGGCAAATGCCGTCCGTGGCGCGGCGAATGTCTATGGCAATGAAGGCCGCTTATATGAACAGGGCGGAACAAATGAGGCGGGGCTGACAGAGGCCGAAGAGCAGCAACGGGCGCAACAAAAAGCCAATAACAGTGCAGGGGAATGGGGGGCGGCTGGCGCAATTGGCAGTGTCTTACCATGGAGCAAGTGGCTATGACTTTACGCATTCTTCCGCTCCCGGCGACTCCGTCACCGCTCACGAGCATTATTAACGGTGCAAGAGCGGGTCAGCGGTTACAGAGCAATTACTATAAAAACCAGATGACGGCTGATCAGGCGCGTTATTTGCCCAAGAATTTGGCGACGGCGCATCAAATGGCACTTGCCAAACTGAGCGGCCAAAATATCCAGAACACAGCGATGCCGGGTTATTTATCGGCACGAACCGCTCTGGAGCAGGCGATGGGAAACGACACTAATGCGCGAACCCAAGGGCAGCTCATTACCAACCAGTATGAGCCCGGGCTTGATCAGGCGCGGACATCTTTAATTGGCCAGCAGGCGGCAGGCCAAGGGATTAAAAATATTTTAATGCCTAAAACGGTCTCTATAAATCAACAGAATGCTAATACCAAGGCCAATGCACAGAAGTTTAATACTCAACGATTTGGTAATGCTTATGCATTTTCTCGCTTAGCCGAATCTCCGGCGGGCAAAGCATTATTAGCGGCTAATCCTAACCTCGCCAAAGCATATGCGTCTACATTAGGAAATTTAGCAGGTTCACTTAATCCGGGAGGCGGCCTTCCTTCTGTAAATGGCACAACATTTACTCCTCAGCAAATTCACGCCGCCCAAACTGCTACCGGGGCGGCCTTACAAAAGGAAACGAGCGATGAGCAGACGCGCCAACAGGCGTTAGGGGCGCAACAATTAATTGAAGAGGCCAATAAAATTAATATTAAGCCTTTATTGGATTACAGCGGCTTTTTAGGGAGCGCAGAAATTGCAGGCAATAAACTTAAAAGTGGGTTTGGGCTTCCTCTTTCCCAAGAAGCAGTAGATTACAATACATTTAAGAAAAACGTTGTTCCTATAATGTCTGATCAGATTCGGCAGGCTTTGAAAACATCCGTGCATCCTACCTATGTGATGCAGATGATCAAGCCCTTGGCCGATCCACAAAATAGCATTTACGAAAATCCCCAAGAAGTGATTGGCCGCTGGAACTATTATAAAAACTGGCTGGCCGGGTATGCGCATCAAAAGACACTGGCCGTAACTAATGGTGTGCCCACCACAGTTGAACCGGTCAATTATTACAATGCCAAGACGGGTACAAATGAAATACCTGCAACGAATGCGGCGGCATTTAATCCGGCCACATTTGTAAATTCCATTCAGACCCGAGCTGAATTACGGCAAAAATACGCGTCTGCTTCACCTGAGCAGCAACAGGCCATCCGCACTTACATGGCCTCTCCTGCCTATAAAGGGAGCAAATAACAATGCCTAAATTTTCACTGGCCGATTTACCTGCTGCCGTGCCCGCGCCTAAATTCAGCTTGAGTGATTTGCCGCCCGCAAGTTCACCAAGTACATCAAGTACACCGTCGTTTCTTCACAGTGTCGCCCGCAGCCCGCTGGTGCATGATATTAATACCATCGGGGGCGGCACAGCGCGGGGGTTAACTAAACCAGTGGCCGGAATAGAAAATATGGCCGGAGATGCATTAAGTTATATCCCGTTCTTACAAGGCGCAGGCCATGCCCTGCAAGCAGTTCGTCCTTTAAACGCCCCTTTTTCTCATCCTAATTCTGCCGTGGGGCAGCTCGCCAGTGGCGGCGCACAATTAATAACGCCCGTGCCAGAAGCGAACCTTGCCGAATCGCTCGTGGCCGGCGCGGGCGATGTCTTTAAAACGGCGATTAACCGGCTGGCGACCAATACGGCCACGGGCGCAGTTTATGCCCATGCCAATCACCGTCTGGCCGGAGCAGTCACGGGCGGAATCGGGGGCGAATTGCTGCACCATGGAATTAATGCGATCCAGAACGCCCCTGTTATTGTAAAGAACTTGGCGAAGCGGTTTTTAAATGCTCATTTAAAAGAACTGGCAAGCGATGCCGAAAACCATATGACGGGGGTACAGACACCGGCCCAAGTAAAAAAAATGTTACCGCAATTAGGCAAAAAAGAAGTAAATCTTGGGGAAGTCATCGGCGCAGCTCCTTATGCAAAAGCCATCTATAATGCCCCTAAATATGTGCCAGTGAGTGGCCGAAAAACATTTAAAAAAGCCCCCGGATTTTTAGTAGGGCAAACAGATAATGCCGCCACCGAAATGATGACGGCACTTGGGGGCGGTTCGCACCCTGCGCAGGTCACTAAACATATTGCGAACGCGGTAAAAGAAAATTATAACCATCAAAATACCATTTCCAAGGCCTTATATGCCCACCGTGATGCTATTGCAGATGCGGCCAAAACCCAAGTGCCTTTGACCAACTTTAAAAAAGCCGCGCAGAACATTAAACAAGAGGCGGAAGACAGCTGGCTCCAGACACCTGAGACCGCCCGCGCAAACAGCTTAGTAAAAAGCGTTTCCCGTCCAGTGATCGCGCCTTCAGTTAACAATCAAATAAATGAAACCTTAAATAAAACTAAAAATTTAAAAGGCCTCGATTTATTAAAGGCGATCGCTGCCCATGTGACTGAAAATACCCAATCTAAATTACCTAAACCCGATATTAATGATTATAAAGGCCTGATCGGGGGAATGAAAAATGAAAAAGGCGAATCTATCGGCTCATTTGTGCCATTGAATTATTTTGGTGATGAAGAAGAAGAAGCGCAAGAGCTGGCTAATAGATCGGGAAAAAAAACCGGTGCGGAAAATATATCAGCTTCCGAAAAAACGCCCCAAGAAGCTCCCCCCGAAATTAAAAAAGAAGTTCCTGATGAAGTGCCATTTAAACAGGCGCATTTTGCCAACAGCGCAATTAAAAAAGCTTATCGGCAATATGATAAAGCCGGAAATGAACACGGCAAATCCCTGATGCGAACCTTATATACCGGGCTGAGTCAAGATATGGACATGGCGGCTAAACAAACGCCGGAATTGAGCGAAGCGCACAAACTCGCGCAAGGGCATTTCTTGCAGAATGTAGTGCCTTACCGAGCTAAAGCCATTCAAAATATCCGTAAAGACGAATCAAATTTAAAATCTATCGGTACAACTTTATTAAATTCAAAACATGCCAAAGTATTAGCGGATTTGCCACAGACAATTAAAAATAAAATTATTTTTAATAAAGCGAAAAAGTTTTTTAAAACAGCGGGCGGACAAGAAAGACGTATCACTGCTCCCCGTTTAGTAAACGCATATAACGACATTGATCCAGAAGAACTCTCCCGCGTGACTACGCCCGCTATTGATAAAAAAATGAAAGAACTGGAAACCTTGAACCGCGTTAGCCAGAGCGCACGCAATATTGTGCGCCCTCCTGATACGGGCGTGCAGAATGTCGCCCCGATTAAACACGGTGAAGAAGGGCTCGCCGGTTATGCGGCAGCTAAAAAATTAGGCGCAGTTAAAGCCGCCATGCTGGGCGTTCCTTTAGGTCTCGCCACGGCGGCCACAAGCGGAAAAGCCCTTAAATATTTATATTCACCCGAAGCGCGGCAGGCCTATGTTAAAGGGGGAGTTCCTTTAGAGCCATGGAAAGCACTCACGGGGCGTTCAAAAGCCATTAAAAAAGGCGGCGTTTTAGCCCTTACTAATGCCATCACCGGAGGCAACAACTCATGACAATCGCCTATGTTTTAGCCCCGAGTCCGCAGACTCAGTTCACGGACAATAACGGGAACTGGCTGCCAAACGGCAAAGTGCGCACGCTTGACTGGGATACCCGGCAGCCAAAAGCCACTTATTACGATCCGGGCGGCCTGAAACCGCGCGATAATCCGTTCAGCTTAGACTCTGTCGGTCGTGCCATGGAAGTTTATTGGGAAAATGACAGTGCCTATTATTTAGAACTGCTGGATAACCTCGGCCACCGCATCTGGAGTACGCCAGAACCGTTTTTCCCCGGGGGCACCGGCGGCGGGGTTGTCACGAATAATATTGAACTGGTGAATTTATTTGTTAACGGCCAGATGCGATTTTTTCCCGTAGGGAAATATGCCCCCATTCCAAACGGCACTACATTAATTGCTGACGGCGGATGGGATTTTATTAAAGACGGCGTTAATCTAAACGATTCCCTCGAATTTGTGCGATTTACCCCGGATAATACGGACGTGGACGCATCGCCCACGTATTATTTGAATTATGTTTCTCTCGGCGCAGGCACGGGCGAAACAATGAAGGATCTGACCTTTCGGTTTCAGGACGTACGCACCTTAGCCAATGAATTAGTGACGGTCAGTCTTTCATTACGCAGTGCGTTGCTGGGATCATATCCCGTGGAGATTTTCGCCACTCAGTTCTTTGGCTCAGGCGGCGGACCGAGCGCAAGTGTCATCACTACACTGGCGACAGTCACTCCGACCATTGTGGCGAGCCAATATACCGGCACAGTGACTTTACCGAGTTTAACGGGGAAAACCATCGGCACGACCGGCGATGATGCGCTTTATGTCACGTTCCGGATGCCCCTCAATTCCGATGCCAACTTGGAAATGACAGATTTTTATTTTAAAC